TTGAAGAACCAGTAACCGCACCAGCAGAGCTGATTGCTACCGTTCCTGAAGCTGTTTTAGAGTCCTTGTTTCCCCACGCACTCATAGTTGTTCTCCTATTTCTAAATTAATTTTTAAGCTTAAAGATTAATCTAATCTTCGTTATTATTTATAACTATTTGAAACCTAGTTTTTTGAGTTGGGATATAGTGTTGGAAGTAGAGGTGTGTAGTATTCCGATACCGCCTCTTGCTTTGAATTGTGATATGTTCTTTGAATAGTCGTCAATCAGTATAGTAGGCATACCTCCTACTTTAGCAAAGTTTTGTTTCTCTCTTCTTTTTACTAGATTAACTTTTGCACCAGACATACCTAATCTTGTTCTAGCCCATTTACTTTTGCCAGGTATACAATTAGGGTCAGTAGTTTGTTCTACGAAAGCAGATAATATGTGTGGGTCATACTTATTAATAAATGACCATAGTCTTTGACCACCTGGATTCCAAGGTAGATTACTCCAGAAGTTAGGAGTATTCATAATTGGTTTCCACTTATCTCTTATTGTCTTAAATTTTGTTCTAGGTTCTTTTGCCCATTGGGACATAGGCATACCAACTGCTCTTTCTGCAGCCTGTTCAAAATTACACAGGACTCCGTCCATATCACAATAAATTCTAGGTAGTTTTTTGTCAACGAGAGAATACTCGTTTAGGTTTTTTACCTGATAGATAACATCTTGTCTTAATTCTTTAAACTTCATAGTGTTTCCTTGTCTCATTATGCTTTATTATTACACATTTTCTAGCAAAAGTCAAGCAAAAAATGAGCAATTTTTTACACTTGATAGTCTATTTTAGGGTTTACTTCTACCTTATCTGACTTTGTTTTGTTATCTGTTAATTTCTTTTCAGGTGCCTTTGATTTAATGTCTAAAGGGTCTTTCTCTACTGCATTTTTAGGTAGAACCGTATCACCAGAATGGTCTTCTTTCTTTGCTCTTAATTTTGCAAGGTCAGAACCATCTATTTTACCGTTCTTGTTAACATCTAATTTCTTTTGTTTAGGTGTTAACTTTTCATTTACTTTAGAGATTGCGTCTTCTAACGAACCTGGTTTAATATCTAAATATCTTTTTCCCATTATTTACTTCCTCTAACTTTCTTTGCTAAATCTTTATCTGCACCGCCCCAAGTACCACTTGATTTGGTTACAAAAGAGTTTACTCTAGCAAGTGCCCATTGTTGTTGTGTAGCACCTGGTCTATGACCACCTTTCCACGCAGCCATTCCTCTATCATAAACTTTCTTTAAAATAGAATACGGCATACCTGTCTTATCAGCTTTGTTTCTTACTGCTTTAATACTTTCATAAGTCATTTTAGCAGGATGATTTTTGTTTTCTACTTTCATTTTTTTCTTTACCATATTAGTTGCGGTACCGTATCTTACATCATCGCCTTTTTCTTTACCATATCTATCTCTAAATGATTTCTTTGGTAAGTCATCAGCAACTTTGTGTACCATTTTTATTTGTTTTTTAGATAGGTCAGCTTCAGTTTTAAGTGCCTTCTCTAAATCTTTTGCTTGTTTAGTATGTGCCTTAACTGCACCTTTCAATTGTTTGATAACATCTTTTACAGCAGGTTTATCTTTACTATCTAAATCTTCTTTCTTCATTTCTTTGTCTCTTAATAATTTGTTTGCGAGACCTATTGATAATGGTACCTCACCTGTATCTGGATTAGGTTCAGGTTTTACAGCTTTATTCTTTTCTATTTCTAATTTCTGTTTAAGTAATGCGACTTGGTCTTTTAGAGCAGCGATACTCTCTTTAGATTTATCTTCTTTCTCTTTAGACTTATCTTCGTCTTTACCTTTTAACATATCTTTTAATTTCATTTTTTCCTCTGGTTCTTGTTCTTGTTCAAACATACTACCAAATATTCTAGCGTATGGGTCTCTTGCATATAAGTGACCGCCGTGTGTATCAAATCTAGTTTTTAACTTATTCATAAAGTCTTTGTTGGTTACATTACCTCTTGCACCTTTGGCAGGAGCATTAACACCAGCAGGTTTAAATAAGTCACCTGTATTCTTATCTATGAAAGCGTGTATACTTCTCTTCTGTCCGTTTTCTGTATCGTGTATCTTAATGTATTTAGGACCTACCGTTTTCATTAAATCTCTTTTTTGTTTTGCATAAAGACCTTTGAAACTAGGATGATTTTTAATCTTGTCTTGTCCTATCTTAATGTAATCATCAACGCCTTTCATTACGGCAGCGTTTTCTGCTACATATTCTTCTTTCTGCATAACTCTTACATCATCGCCAAACTTTGCGACAACTTGTTTGTGTATGTTCTCTATATCTTTTGCACTATCAACTCTTACTTCTGAACCAGAAGCTGATAGTTCACCACCACCAATCTTACCTTTAAACATATTGGCAACTTGTTTTGCTTGTGATGAGTTCTTACACATATATTCAATGTATTCTGCATATTCTTTTAATTCGTTTTCTTCTCTAATTCTTACATAAAATCTATTGTTAAATGGTGATTGATAACCGTCTGCTTTAGCACCTTTGTTTGATTGCATATAAGCACTAGCGGCATTTCTTGCCATTGTCATATTAGGATAAACCTTATCTAAAACTTTTGTACCATTTCTTAATTTCATAGTCTCTTCTTTAGTAGGTTTCATACCTTGTTTTTTTAATCTGTCTATGTCTGCTTCTGACGGAGCGTTCTCATTAGTTTCTGTATTATTATCTTTATAGTCGTCTGTCTTTTTCTTTTGAATACCTTTAGCGCCGTGGTCACTAGTATGTGTTTCTGTAATCTCTTCCCAAGATTTATTTTCAAAAGCAGATAACTTAACTCCTTTAGGTACTTGAATACCTTTCTGTATCATACGACTAGCAGCCATCGCTGATAGAAAAGGAATGTCTGCTTTGTAAAGTTTAGGTAGTTGTGAATTTGTAATTTTATCAAAGATGTTTCTTAATTGATTAGCTCTTGCAAGTGAAATTCTTGCACCTTTAAGTCCTGAATATTCTTTTTTAAGTTTCTGTATTTGTGCGTCTGTAAACTCCCACAACATACTTTCAGGTAAGTCTTCCTCACCTAGTATTGACTTAACCGTAGACAACGGAAGTTTCATCTTCTTTGCTATCTCTTCAGGTGATGAACCACCTGCGAACATAGTGGCAATTGTTTTCATCTTACCTTCGTCTAGCTGTATATCGTTTGCCCAGACTTCAGCGATTGCTTCTGCCATTGTCTTTTTGTATCTTGTCATTTTTTTTCCTCGTATTCTTTAATGTCTATTATTAATCTACCTTCACCTTTGTGTAATCTATGATACACCATTTTAGGTATATAATACTCACTACCTACTTTTAACTCTTCAGGCAACTGATTATCCATTTGAAGTTTCCAATTAACACCAGAGACAATCTTAATCTTTCTATCTAACTTGTCTCTATGCCAAATTAGTTCTTTGTCTTCAATGTCATTATTGAAAACTCTCTGGTGTATACCATTTGTTTTAAAATCAGTATACGGTTTACCAAAAGAAGTTTCCACCATTGCCAAGTCCTAAACTCTTTGCATATCTAGGCAAATTACAAGCCCAATATGACGCCTTTGTTTTATCCTTTTGACTAGCACATCTATGTCTAGCTGCAAAGGACTTTCTAGCTTTGGGGTCGTTTAGTTTCACTTTCAATCCTGTTGTATCTCCCCAAGTCACCTTCTTAATCTTATCGCCGTCTTTGACGAATACATAAAACTTTTTAGGTCCACCTCTTTTAGGTTTGTTCAAAGGAGGATTCTTTTCCTCTTCTGCAATCGGTATATCTAAAGGCACATTTTGCTCTTCGTATATACCAAACTCACCTATATCAGTTGATAGTAATTCTCTATCCCAAGCACTATCTACTTCTAATAGACCTTCATTATACATATCTCTTGCCTCTCTAAACAAGGCATAAAATTCTTCACTATGAATACGATAGATGTTATTCGCTAGAGGTATGTTATTCTCTATGTGATAATGCAACGACTTCGTTATCTTTTCTGCGTAATCACTAAATCTTAACATACTCTTTAAACGATTGCACTTTCAACCGTTCCTCCATCTTTTTCACAGCTTCGTCAATCTCTTTTTGATACTCTTCGCCGTATCGTTTCTTATATTTATCAATAGTCTCACTTGAAGCAGCCCACTCTTTTATATCTTCTGTGGTAATCTTCTCTGGTGCTTGTTCAGCACGCTTTTTAGTGTCTACTGATTTCTCATTTGGCGTCTGTCCAGGCGTGATTTCTTTAGTATGATTGGCATAATCAGCACCTATTTCGTATGCTTCTTTGCCGTACATCTGGTTAAATTTCTTTGTGTGTTTAGATGTTTTAGTCTTTGCACCTTTATCACCTGGGGCAGCTTTGTAATCACTATCTTTGTCTGATTTACTATACTTCTGTTTAGAGAAATGACTTGCTCTCTTTTCTTTTTCACCTTTTTTCAAATCTTTATAGTATTTTTTAGGTTGTGTTCCGTCTTTCTTTTTGACATCTTTATCTTGTGGTAACTTCTTACCATATGCTTCTTTTAGTTTCATATCTATTTCTTTCTCGGACATAGCTTCAAAACCATAATCTACATTTAAATCGTGTTCGTGTATTCTAACTTCATCTACTTGTGGTGTAGGAATACAATCCCATATCCAACATTTGTGTAAGTTAGAATTGTTATCTTCTAATACAATGTAATTTGTTCCTCTTCTTACTACTTTACCAGAAACATCTTGTTTTTGGTCTTCAACTATATCGTCTTGTTTAAATAATTGTTCTCTTATGTAAAGGTCTCTTACCTGCCATTGAGTAAAGTTTTCAATAGAAGATATAGGTTTCATAGTACCTAATCCGTGAGATTGCATATTCGCTTGTAAGTTCATACCTTTTCTAACTAGACCAAACAACTTCTGTTTGTCTCTAAATGAAGTAGGTAATCCTCTTTGAAAAGATTTAAAATCATCTTTTGCGGCTGCGTCTCTCATCTTACTTGCACTCATACCTGTTGCACCTTCAGCGTCTGGGTCTCTTTCGCCAGCACTTACAACATTAATTTTATCGTACTCGTAATCAGTACCTCTTGCCTTTACGCCGTTATATCTGTTTAGTAGTGTTTCAAATTCTCTTACTCTATCTGAACCAACTACCATTGTTATTTCGTTTGCTTTACCATTTAGTTTATTGATAACTTCAATCGCTGTTCTAGCGCCAGGTATTTGTTTTATCTTACTAGCATATCTAGGAAACATTGATTTCATAATTCTAATTTTGTCATCAACTTTTAATGGATTCTTTTTACTATCAAAAGAACCACTAGGTACTATAATAAAATCATTTGCACCTACACTCGCAACTTTATTAATAAGTTTTTCGTGTCCTATTGTTGGTGGATTAAATCTACCAAAGGTAAATGCAATATGTTTTTTAGGTGTACCTGTTGCTTCTTTTAAACTATCTATTTCTCTATCTGTTATATTACCATCATCTAAAATATCTTTACACTTCTTATAGAATTTTAAGTAATGGTATTTCTCTAACATTTTATAGATAACATTTTTAGGAAGTTTGTGTTTCTTACCAAACTCTCTAATTTCTTCTGGCGACATATCACTTTGAAATGCAGCTTGTCTGTCTTGTATAACTTGGTCGCCTGTATCAATGATAGATTGTATACTATCTTCAATCTCATCTAATTTATTTCTTATCATAGATTGTAGATTGTCAACATCATCATTTGATAATCCTCTTAATTCTTTGTAATCAATTATATCTCTTACTAGTTCGCCTTTGACAACATCTAACTCCATAACTTTCTTACCGAAGTCGTCCATATATTTGTCTTTGTCAAACTCTTCTTTCTCTGGTCTTCTGACAAACTTATTATTCTCTACATCAAATACGCCATCTGCCATACTATCATTTTTCTCTTTGACAGCAGGGTCTACTATTACAAAATAATTGATTGGGTGTTTAGTACCTGGTACTAGTTTACCATTTACATCTTTTAAGTTCTTTCTTAATGCCTCTAACGCAGCTTCTCTTTCTTCTTCTTTGACATCAAACAATATATTAATATCTAAATCTGCGTCTTCTCTATATCTCTTTGTTAAGATAGAACCGATTAATGAATACTTTTTGATTGGGTGATATTGTGCAAATTGTTTTAGTTGTGCGTCTATCATATCTTTCACAACTTTTTTTAATTTAGGATTGTTTGTTTCTGCGTCATCAAATACGCCAGGTGCATATCTCTTTCTAGGAATATCTATAATACTTTCCTGAATATTAACCATATTGATTAATTTTTTAGCAATCTTAACACTTTCCTCGTGGTCAGAAGGATAATGCCAACCTGCAATAACTCTTCCATAACCACACTCGTCAGCAAGTTCAATAAGATTATCTTTATGTTTAGGATATAATTTACCATAGTATTCTGCAAGTAATCTACTTTGCAAACTATGACCTGATGGATACGCAGGAGTTTTCATAGTATCAGAAATTAATTCCATACTATCAAACTTTAAATTCATTGCGTCTGCAAGTTCATATGGTCTAGGTCTTTGAAATTTATTCTTGTAATATCTAACAACACCACTACCTGCTTTTTTAATCTCGCTTATATCACTATCTTTGTATTCTAAATTGTTTTCATCTAGGTATTTTTTTATACCATAAAAAGTTTCTTGGTCGTGGTTCTCTACACTTTTTTCTATATCACTATTTCTACTCTTAAATAGTTCTATCATAGTGTTCATTTCATCTTTAGTTTCAGGACTATCGTTCTCTGGTGGCGTCTCTACATCAATATCTTTCCAGTTACCATCTATATTCTGTACAGGTTTAGGTTCTACTTTAGGGTGTGTCAAATCATTTAGGTCTTCGTCAACCATCTTCTTTCTTTTAAGAAGTTCTTTCACATAGTTTCTATAATATGCGTTTTGAAAATTATCTGGCATTGCTTCTCTTTAATTGTAGTTCTTTTTCTATCCACTTTTTCGCTACATAATTTTGTACAGGAACACTAATTAATCTCCTTACTTGTTTAAATACTTTTAATAGTTCATCTTCTTTTGCGTCATTGTTATCAACGACTATCATATTTCTCATACCAAACATATTTTGAAATCTACCGATATTATTTTGTACGGTTTGCCAACTCTTTCTAGTAATATCTTCTGGCACGCTTCTAGTTCTAATTCTATTTCTTTGTAATGCAACTTCTAAACTAGTGTTTACAAATATCATATAAGTGTCATAACCTAACATCTGTAGCATACTTCTTTGTTTATTAATTACATTATAATCTCTACCTGTTGCGTCTATAACTAAACCTAGTCTACCTCTAATGTATCTGTCCATCTGGTCGCCTGTAATCTGTTTTGCTCTTTGTCTTAATGGGTCTCTAGCACTTGCTTCATTATCAGGCATTTTCAATGATAGACCTGCTTTCTTTAGATACATTTCAAATCTTGTATCAGAATTAACCATCTTTAAACCTAATCCTAAAGTTGTTCTATTGGTTACATAAGTCTTACCAGAACCAGGACCACCTGCAAGAAAAAATGCTTTGAATATTCCTGGGTCGTAAACACCTTCTTGTATTATAGATTTAAATTGTTTCATACTTTATATAGAGTATACTTTAAAGTTATCTCTTCTCCTTTTTTAATATCTTTTAATGTTTGTACATAAAACTTACCATCAACTTCTATCTTCTGTACATTTGGTTTATCACTATGATTTATGAAACCACCTAGTGGCGTTCTATATAATTCTCTTCCATAGTTCAACCAACCTATACCCAAGTCTGTCCACTTGTCAATCTTCTTTGTTGCGAAAACTCCGTAACCTTCTATGGGCGATAACTTTAGTGTCAAATTATCAGGCAAAGGTCTATACTTATCTGTCATCTCCGCTACCGTGTATCTTGTCCTCTTCTAATCGTTTCTGTAATTTAAATATATTAGATTGTGCTACATCATCTAATCGTATATCTAAATCGTTTGCTAATGCACTAACATACCATAGTACATCACCTAATTCTTTTTTAATATCTTCTTTTGAGAAAGTGTTACCGTCTCTCATATTCTTTTTAATTTTATCTGCAACTTCGCCAACTTCTGAACAAAGTCCTATCATAGGATAAGTTATCTTATCTTTTGCAGGATAAACTGCTGATGATATACTTAATGCTTGATAATCATTAAAGTTCATTTTGTATCTCCTTTATAATATCTTTCGCAATATCACCAGGCTCTTTTCCTTGTGCCTTAATACTAACAAAGCCTGGTTGTCTTTTGAAGTAATCAATCGCTGGACCTGTTTCTTTTTTATACAAGGCAATTCTATCAGATATAATATCTGGTTTATCATCGGCTCTTCCTCTCTTTGTCAATCTTCTAATTACTTCTTCTTTATCCACATCTAAAAATACAACAACATCATAACCTATGCCAAACTTTTCCATATCTCTAACTTGTTGCATATATCTAGGATAACCATCTAGTACATAACCTTTTGTTGCACTTGCAACTTCTTTTCTAATAAGTTTTAAAACTATATCGTTAGGTGCAAACTTACCTTGGTCTAATAAATTCTTAATCTTCTGACCATCAGGACCACCTTTGTCAATTTCTTTTCTCAATAAACCACCTGGGTATATATGTTTAATACCAAAGTGTCTAATGATATATTCAGAATAGGTTGACTTACCTGAACCAGGCCCACCCATAATAACAACACGAACCATCTTCGCCTCTTTTAAAAAATTGACAAATGTTTGAA